GAGAAAAGGATTATACGCTAACATCCACGCTAAAAGAAAGCGTGGTGGTAAAATGAGAAAGAAAGGTGCTAAAGGTGCACCAACTGCTGCACAATTTAAACGTGCAGCAATGACAGTTAAGAAAAAATAATGGTAGCAAAAAAATATCAGAACCCGTCAGGTGGATTAAATGAAGCAGGTAGAAAGTATTTTAAAAGAACTACTGGTGCTAATTTAAAAAGACCTAGTAAAAAAGTTGGTAATAAAAGACGTGCTAGTTTTTGTGCTAGAATGAAAGGTATGAAAAAGAAACTTACATCTGCTAAGACAGCAAGAGATCCTAACTCAAGAATTAATAAAGCACTTAGAGCATGGAATTGTTAGATGGTAGCACCTGTTCTTATACAGCCTATACTTACAACAGCAGGTAGATTTGGTACATCTTATTTACTAAAAAAATTTTTTGAGTTTGGTAAAGATAAATTTACATCACAGTTTGGTACTAGTGCATTAGATTCTATTCTAATGTTAGATGATAATACAATCAATCAAGAGTTTGAATTGTACAAGAATGAAACTAAAGATGATGAAAAAGAAACATTACCTGCTACCACACAAGAAGGTGAGTTTAAAGATCCAGAACAGGAGCCACCTAAAGATCCCAACATAGCCCCAGAGATACTCGCAGAGGGTGCATTAGAAGTAACAGAAAAATTATCAAAACAAGGTGATGTAAAAGAACAAACTAAAAAAGCATTAGATTTATATAAAGAAGGTGGTAGAATAGAATCTGTAGATGACCAAGGGTACTATTCCCGTGTTGTTAAAACTATAACTGATACTAATCAAGATAAAATGCCTAAAGAACAATGGGCTAATATAATTAAAAATAGTAAATTAGGTGTAGATAAAAGCGAATATAACTATTTAAAACTAGATACATTCTTACAGGGTAAAGATAGTATTGATAAAAAAGAATTAT